AGCCTTGGCCTTTGCAGCCAACAACTCCTGGCGTCGTCGCAGCCGTGCCGCTGGGCTGATGGCTGCCTCCATGCCTCGAGCAACACCCCGCACAACAGGCACTGGGATCTTGCCCGCAATACCTAGGCCAAGTGAAAGGGCTGAGACAGCTTTGTTTTGGTTTGTGAGAATGTCGCTAAACTGCTCATGCAGAATCTGCTTTGTAGCAAAATCCTCTTGAGCTTTTTTGAACGGCTGTATGAGGTCAAGCGCTTCATCAACACCCTCAGGCACGTCACCGTAATGCTTTTGCACCGCGTTACGAAATGACGTCAAAGCGCTAAAGTACTCATCAACCTGCTTGACCCTGCCATGCTCCGCGATGTTATCGAAACGCGCTTGGTCGCCGAGCTTATTTAAGTAGGCGTTGACCTTCGAGTCACGCAGCTCATACACGCCCTTTCCTGCTCTTACGTAGAAGGCAGGAACTAGCCCGGTGTTCTTGGCCCTAATTGCAGCAGAGAATGGCTGGTTTACTTCCCGCTGGAGCGTTGCCAGTGGTTCACCGAATCGATCTGCATCCTCCAAAAACTCACGCATTTGCGTATAGAAGCCACCGGCATTCTCAAGCGTAGACTGCTGTTGAGGCGTAAGGTCTAGGAAGTCTGCCGTAAAATGCTTGTCTAGATTCTCTCCAACAAAACCTTTGAGGTCATCAATCTGCTTAAATACGTAAGCGTTGATGCCAGGTTGTGAGGCCGCGTCTCTCATCATGCGCCGCGTACGAGTATCGACACGCGCAGACGCAGCTTTCGCCTTAGCGCTTATCTTCGCAATGATGGGCTTTTGGTACTCCAGCAAAACCCCCGCGTTAGTCAGCGCATCAGCGTTTGCTGCAATGTCATCGATTAACTGCTTACCGTCTGCAAGCGCATCAAAGCCTGGCTTGGCCAGCTCATCAACCCTCAGGTCTTTAGCGCGCCCAGCCGCGTGTCTGCCGAGAGCCGCAAATGCTTTTGTGGTGGCGTCTATGACGCCCATGCTGTGATTTGTAAGGCTCTTGCGCTGCTCCTTGCGCGCTCCGGGCAGAACTACAAAATCCGCGACGTCCGGCTTTTGCAACTCCTTGGCGCTCTTCACATCGATACCCAGACGCACCGAGTCGACTTTTGCCAGGCCCTCCTCTGCGTACTTGGTCACCCGTCCGCCAGTCATGGCGTCAGCTAGGCCCTTGGGCGCTGCCTTAATTGCACCAAAGCCGACGCCGAGAAGCCCCCCGACGCCGGCACTCAAGCCAATGGTCTGCAACTCTTCAACAAGCTCCTCCGACCGACCTAGGGCGGCCTCAGAGGCTGCGAAGATACTCGCGCCAATGGTTGCCTCAGTAGCCACCCCTGCGCCCATGGCAATCGCCTGTTTGCCACGGTCAGATATTCGAGCAGTCTTCTCTAATGCCTGGAGCGTGCTGCGGCCTACTGCACCACCAGCGCGCGCTGCGCCGACAGTTGGCACAAGCATCGATCCTTTTGCCGCAAGCTGTGCGACCTTGCCACCTTTTTCCAGGAGTCGCACCGCTCCGAGGCCGGGAATAAGCAAGCTGCCAATCTCACCGACCGTTGACGCGGTGCTGTTGTACTCCTGAATTTTCTCGAGCTCTTCTTGGCTGTACAGACCTTGAGATAACGCAACGTCGGAGAGACCAAACGTTATACCACGGGCAGCGCCGAGCAGTAACGCCTGGGCTGCCTTGTCGCCGTATTGCTTTTTATCTTGCCGCTTAGCCCGAGCTGCTTTGGTGTCGTATCGACCGCCTGCGCGCAGTACGTCAAAAATAGAGCTTGCGTCTACGACGCCATACTCCCCGGTGTGTAGCTGTACGTTGATTCTTTTTGTGCGGCCTAGCGCGTAGGTGCCAGATAGCAGCGCCTGCTCGACCTGGTCGTCAGGTACGTCTACAAACTCTTGAGTATCAGGGTTGTACAACTCCATGGCTATCTCGACACATCTTCAACGGTTGTAAACCCGATAACGTCTTTGAACTTGCCTAGGTCTTCTGCGTTGACGTCATAAACGCTGTCAGGGTTAAACTCCCCAAACCGCTGTGCTTTGGCCGCCTCAAACAATCGACCCGGCCGAATTGCAACCTTGCCGCCCTGCGTTTCTTCATCAATAAAAGCCAAAATAGCCTCGTAGCCAGTGACACGTTCTGGATGATCTAACGCTATTGAGGGCACAATTTGCACAAATGTTCGAGCATCCTGGTTTGACGGGTTACCGCCCTGGAAAGCCTTCATGGTGCCCTGTGCTAAAAACACGTTACCGTTGATAAGCTTTTTATGCTCTGGCTTAGCTATCTTTTGCCCGATAAATCGATTGATAGGATTCAGTGTCTCGGCTGCGTAACGCTGTAAGGTCGCAAACCTTTCACCCTTGTCTGCCTCTGACGCTTCTAAGCTGAACTTTATGAGATCTTGCGTTGTTTTCTTCGCGCGCTTTAGTAGCTCGGTTTGCCGACCTAGGTTAGAGCGAGTTTGACCCTGGCCCTTTGTGGCCTGGAGCTCGAGACTTAGCGCGGTGGCCTTGTCCTTTTGCTGACGCTCGATGTTTTGCAGCTTTAACTTAACACCCTCTTGGTTTACCTGAGCAAGAAGGCGCTGAATCATCTGCTTGGACTTTTGACCGGCCAGCGTGTTGCTGATCTGCTGGATGCGCATGTTGGCAAAATGAAGCGCGCCGTTCATCGCTAACTGGCTAGCCTTCTCTTCGTTGTTGTGCGTGTTGACTAGCTGCGCAAAGAGGTTGTTACGATTTGCGAGCACCGTCTTTTTTGTTTGGAACTCTTGCTTCTGTGCATCGATGTCGCGATTGATTGCCGACATGATAATGTTTAGCGCGGTGTTTGGTATGCGGCCACCCGAAGACGCTTGTGCAAAAGCCCCTACTGCTACGCTAACCGCTGCCAAAATCTGACCAGCTAAAGACGGGAAAGCGCGGTTCGGGTCGATTTTAAAGTCAGAGATATCCTTCTCAACCGTCTGAATGTCGCGCATAGCCTCTTGCCGCGCTGCTGCATTATTGCGCTGCTGCAACGCCAGGGCTTCTCGCTGCTTGTTGTAGGTGTCCATCGAGCGGGCATACTCATCGGCAACCCTCTGCTCTCCGGCTGCGATTCGAGCATCCTGCGCAATCAACAAGTCGCGCATTTGCTTTTGGCTTGCTTCGAAGTCGCGCAAAGCTGCACCGCGTCCCGACTGCGGCAGGGCGCGTATACGTGCCATCAGATCGCTCTCAGCCTGCGTGGGTGGCAAGCCGTCGCCAGAGGTTTCGTCACCGGCGTCCGTGATTCTTTCGGTGGCAACCTCTTCGACTGGAGCAGACGGTCGTGGCGTGTCCATGTCCGGAAAGAGATTGCGGTCCATGCGGTAGCGATACTGCACGCCGGGCGGCATTGGGTTGCGCCGTTTATCTTCTTCGCTTCGTGGGTCAAATTGCGGCTCAAGGTTTTGCGTCATGTCAAAAGAGTCAGCCATCACTCACCCCCTTCCAGTCGTTTCAGTCGTTCGTGCAGGCTCTTCTGTGCTAGCAGTAAAGCGTTGAAGCCTTTGCCTGCGTTCAGTGTGCGTACGCCCTCTGGCGTCCTCTCCACAAAGCTGCGACCCATAGGGGTGCGCTCAGCAGATTGAGCCATCACGCCAAAGCTGCCACGCTCGCGGTTTGCAGGCAGGTCGTACTTGGCGCCTTCAAGAGATTCGAGGAACTGATACGCGCCCTCCATGCCGGCCCTGCGGTCAATGTTGGTTTTCATGCGCTTGTCAGAAAACGAGGCACCAACCTGAGCGCCAGCGACTGCGCCAGACGGGTTGCCCCCAGTCCCAAAGAAACCCGCAAGCGCGCCAATGCCGGTGAGGATGCCGCTGAAAAGCCTCCTGTTTCCTTCGTCCTCTGCTAGCTGGCGTTGGAAATCCATTTGCTCTCGCGCCAAAGCCATCTGCTGACCTTGCTGCTCCTGTCCAAGCAGAAACATATCTAGCTGCTGCTGTGCCTGCTGCTGCTCCTGCTGGCGTAAGGCGGTTGCAGCAGTGTCGCCAGCCGCCTCGATGCGGTCAGCAGACATTGCACCGGCTCTCGCTGCGCCAGCGGCAAACCTGCCACCGACGCGTTGGGCCGCGCCAATCTGACCCCGTGCCGCAGTTCCAATCTGCTGCCTTAGCTGCTGCTCTGCCATGGAAGGGCCCGCAGTGCCCTCTGCCCTGGCTTGCAAATCTTGAGCAAACGCTAAAGCCCTGTCGCCTTCGAGACCTGCGGCTCGTCGACCCGCAAACTCTGCGACTTTGTCGATGTAGGCCTGTCTCACTTCTGGGTTGAGTTGCCGAAGTTGCTCCTCGCTGTAGGTTACCCCGTCAGCACTTGCCGCGTAGTCGCTTAAGTCTTGTGATGTTACCTCGTCCGCTCGTTCGTACAGCGCCATCACATGCCCTCCAGGTATGGGTTCACTGGCATATCTGCTAGGTCGCGGCGCAAAGCTCGCACTGCTTCACTCTCAAGAAGCTGACGTCGTTGTTCGCGCCGCCGATCCTCGTACAATTCATCCAGTGCAACCGATTGAGGCATCACCGCTGCGTCTTTCAGCTCGCGAAGCGTATCCAAGTAGCCCTCGACCCTATCGACTTCTGAGGTGATCTGGTCGACCACGTTTCTGGTTTGGTCACCTTGCATGGGCTGCGACATTGCTTGCAGCGTTTCGAGGTCCTCAGGGTTCATGTCTTCCATCATGGGCAGTGAACTATCAGGCTGCGCTGCTTGAGCCGCCCGCAAGGCTCTTGCCGCGGGTGTGTTTCTGCTCTCCGCAATTTGAGTGCCCAGTGCCAAAGCCGGCGCAATCGCACCGGCTACTCGTGAAACCGTAGGGGCCAAGCCTCCAGCAGCTGCTTTTGCGTTTTCGAGACGCGTTTGCTGAAGGCTTAAGCTTGCCTCGCTCCTTGAAAGGTTCTGTATGGCGCGGGTGGCTGCGGCCATCTGCTGGGTGTCCATAGCACTTTCTCGAGCTCCCACGTCGCGCGCCGCACCTACGGCCAGCGCTTCTTGTGCGCGCTCATTGCCCATAAAAGCGCCAGGTGTCCGACGCTGCACGTCATCCATGATTGCCTGGGCTGCTGCACCGTAACCAGCCGGACCCACCGGTCGCGCCGTGCCTATCGTTCTTTTCATTAGAGCGTCTCCGTCGCTGGTAGTTTGATGGAAGTCTTCGCAGGTCGTCGGCCTACCTCAAGCGCTAAACTGTCGAGTTTGGCGCATGAGCCTGTACCTGCTGCTGTAATCTCGACAGCAATCGCCTGTGACTTCTGTTTGTCGATGTGACCACGGAACTGCATCGGGTTGTCGAAGCTACTGGTGACAGACTTGGTAAACGTCGTGTCTGCGCTGCTGCTGTAGTCTGTGAAGGTCTTGACCGTAAGCGTGAAGTCACTCAGGTAATCGCCGAGCAGCATCCAGCGATACATGCGTTGAGACTGCTGCAGGCCAGCCCGTGGGATGAAGCCAGTCTTGAGAACAACGTTGTAAGTCTGGTTGCCGGTCAGCCCGTGGCTTGTGTCTTGGAACGTTGTGCTGCCAAGGGTCTGCTTGTGCAGTGTGCCCTCAGCCGTTAGGCGGTAAAACTCACCGCTTAGAACACAGCCGTCGACCTGCGTGTACGTACCTCCAAAGGCTACCTTGTCCGCCGTCCACTGACGGAAGGCATAATTGTACCGCAGGACTGTGTCGGTGCCGCCGCCTGTCTTGTCGGCGTTGTCGAGCATGACGAGTATTTCGTTGCTGCCATCGAGAACGTCAATCGACAGCACACCGTTGGCAGCGCTCACTTGATCTTCGACCGATGCACCGATGTACTCAATGCTGAGCTTTGGCCCAATCAGATACAGTCCGCGCGTGGTAACCAAGTACGCGCCATCTCGAGCAACCGTGTGGGGTGAGCTTGCTAGTACACCGATGCCAGGCGCAAACCTGCGCGGCTTAAGAAAGCTGCCTGCTCCAAAAGCATCCGGGCCGTCGCCGCTTAGTATGTAGCCATTTTCATCGGTGAAGATCAGCAGATGCTCAAGGTTCGATTCGATGCAGGTGATGGGGTTTGATTCGCCATCGATGATGATGTTGTACGGCAATGAGTCGGTTACGAATGCAGGGGCGTCACCCTCAAACAACGGCTTGGAGCAATTAACGATGTTCTCTGTCGTAGTGACAAATATGCGGCCTTTGTGCCGCGCGATATCCGTGCAGCTGCCAATAAATCCGTTCGACAGCTCACTCGTCGTATAGAGTTGCTCGTTGTCTTCCAGCAGTGCGTCAATGCTGTACAGCAAACCCGTGTCATTGAATTGAATCGTAAGGTTACTGTGGACCGATGGCGCGTCCATATACCGAAAGAAAGTCGACCCTGTGGCAACCGTCCGATACAAGACACACCTCACATCATGCGTGGGCGTCGTGAACTGCGTCGTTGTCTTGAGTGTCGCCGGGAGCTCGAGCACCTCGATTTCAACGCGGTCGCTGGCGCTGGGCTCAATGGTCTCGATGTTCGATGGCGCTGAACGATGCACGTTGCCAGTCGCGTCAACCCACTCCCAGATTGCACAGTATTTGTAAGCGGCGTTTGCCAGATTGCCCCCAGTCGGGCTGCTGGAGGCTACAATCTTAGGCGCCGTCATGAAGCCGGACTCGACGATGGTGCGCCCGTCGTACGACTGAAGAAACCCGCCAGTCATCAGCGTAACCTTGCCAGCTTCGACGTGCTGGATGGGTCGAGTCGCGTTGAAGTCGATTGTGCAGAGTGCAGTCGCAAATGAAGCCTCTGCTTGAAACAGGCGAGAGCTATCTAGAAACTCAGCAAACGAGACAAACTTAGAGCATCCAAACGCAAACACCCCGGTAGAAATCTCCTGGACTCGCTGGATGCCGTAAACCAGCCGGCGGTGTATCGGCGCTACTCGGGCGTGTGCCTCTGCTGCAAAGGTTATCGGCGCAAAGCCGACAGACCCAGCCGCATGCGGCGCAAAGTTTGTGTTGTCGATGATGAACATGTTGCTCGACGCACCATCACCCTGAATGAACTGATTGCAGGCGTAGTGCGTCAGCGCTGCAAAAATGGTGATACCATGCCGGAACGGATGAGACGTTAGGCTACAGTTTGCGGCAGCGATTGAAGTCGAGACGACGCCAGAGCCTCGCGTGATTCTCGTAACATACACGTAGTGGTCGCTGTAGCGTGTGGCTAGGCTGTCAGAGACGCCGTCGACAATGGTCTCCTCATGCCCAATCTCTGTAAAGTAGTACAAGTCGCCGCCATCGGTCGGTGAGGCAGCGCCTGACGTCACCATAAAGTGTACTTTCGATGAGGGCGCTAGGTTGTGCGTCTCGTTGGCTGCTAAGTCGGCCTGAAAAATTGTAGTGACCGCTTGAGCACCGCCACCGCCTGCGATGGTGTGCATGATAGCAACGACCTTGTCAGTGTTAGCGCCATTGATATCGTTGAGGCAGGTGAGGCTTAGGCCAGCCGCGACAGGGTCCTCGTCATTGTTAGCGTCAAGCTCCGCAAACGCTAGCTGCCTGTCCACACCGCCGTTATCTACGACATCAAAGTCTACCTTGTGGCTCGAGCTCATGCTGAGCGTGCCGCTGCTGTTTGTCAGGTAGCCTAC